CACGCCACTACTTGTCCCGTTCTTCGCTAGCTGGGATTACACGACCCCGTGGTTTTATTGCTAAACATCGCAGGTACAGATCGCGCATGGACCTATGGACGATTAAGTTGCTTTTGTCTCTTCCTTCTCTCTTTATTTCTTTTTTGCCTTTTTGGTTTTTGTTGCGCATATTTTCATTTCCAAAATATCGCTACGAAGCTGCAGAGGCGCAGTTTTCGTTTCGAATAAAATATATGAATAAAATTGAAATAATTTTTTATAAGATAGTACAATCAAACTAATGAATATAATATATCAATTACCCTTTCCAGAAGTGATCTGTAGTAAAATATTTATATTTGCGTGTAAATCACCGCATAATGACATGGGAGGTACTATATTAATAAAACATATTGGATTTGATTTATACCGCAAACTGGCTAGGAGCATTGTGCTGGATGGCGACGGGTATGTGGTGGAGTTTCGGGTGTGGAAGCAAGGCAAAGGGTGGCTTTTGAAAAGTTACGAACGAAATCAGCTGACCTTTGACATTGTCCACTTGAAGTCGCTGCCGAAATTGTCCGAGATTGGGCTCGGCAACACGGGTATATCGGGAAACATTGCCCACCTGAAGTCGCTGCCGAAATTGTCCGAGATTCATCTCTCCGACACGAGCGTCACCGGGGACATTGCTCATCTAAAATCGCTACAGAAATTAATAGAGATTAACCTTTCTCATACGGGCGTAAGTGGAAACATCTCCCATCTAAAATCGCTACATAATTTGACCGATATTTGGCTCGGCAACACGGGGATCTCGGGTGACATTATCCATCTGAAGTCGCTGATGAACTTGACCAATATTTGGCTCAACGGCACGGGTGTATCGGGGGACATTATCCATCTAAAATCGCTTCCGAATTTGAGACAGATTTCCTTCGGAGAGACAAACGTCAGTGGAAACATTGCCCACTTAGAATCGTTGTGGAAGTTGAGCTGGATTGACCTCAACGAAACGGGTGTCATGGGAAATGCTTATCGTCTTAGGTCGTTGAAGGGCTTGAAATACATTGATCTCGATGGCACGAGTGTTACAGAAGACTTTTCTGAACATAAAAAATTGAATTGATTTATGCGACGCAATACATGTCATCAAAAACATGAGTAAAAGCGCTAGTTCCGGTTCAAAAGGTGGTGTCGGTGCCGTTGGCGTTGTTCAAATTGTATTCATTATCCTCAAATGCACCAAAACTGGAGTCATTAGATCATGGCCGTGGTGGAAAGTCATGTTGCCATTCATATGCACCATAGGGCTAGCATGTTTCTGTGGATCTATTGCGTGTTGTGGTGTCATTGCGATCAAGGGATGTTGTAATGATAAAACAGAAAAAAGTAAACATGCAACAGTAGAAATAGACATTGAAAATCCTCATGAAAAACAAGTGGTGGTTAGCACATGCAATGACAGCAGTACCTATCGCATCGTAAACTGACCCACTTAACTATAAATATTATTGAATATATTTACTTCATCAATCATATATTTTTCATTTTACTCCGCAGCCCCACAGTCCGGGATCATTTTCCGCTTATTATACAACATGATCAATATTTCATCTTTAACTTTATTCAAAACTTGATCTCCGTCACGATTTTTCAAATATCTCTGAAAAGAGTGTATGATATCCGGACGTTTGTCTTTATATTCATCATACCATGTTTCCAATACCAGTTCATTGTGATCATATAAATGATTCACTTGATCTTTTTTATTTTGTATTTGCCATTCATTGTCTTTGTAAATCATGACGTATTTGCCCTTGATGTTGGATAAATATATGTTCATATTTTCAGGCTTATTTGGATTAAAGTGTACCTTTTCAATCAACGTTTTCACGCACTTGTTGCAGCTATTGATACATGCCATATAATCATTGGGAGTCAAATGGCTGTAATCCGTGTCTGCATGGTTCAACAGTTGGATGTTAATCGTATTGTTATTATTAACGGTACCATTGTTTATATTTTGTATTTGTAGTTTGTTCGTTAGCTTGTCAATTTGCTTTTGCATATTCTCCATTTGATTGTCCTTGTCTTTGATGAGCTGCATCAATTCGTTGTCTTTGGCATTCATTTTCTTCTCCTTTTCGTTAAACAGTCTGGCGAGTTCCTTCAAATCTTCATCCTTATTTTGCTTACATGAATATTTGATGTGTCTGGACAAAGACGTATGATGCTGTAATATTTTCTTGCAGTATTTACATTCATACACCTTTTTTGGTTTGGCTTTTTTTTCAGAAAATGCTACATTTAAGCTACATAATGCTACATTTGGGCTACATAATGCTACATTTGAGCTATTTTTTTGATGTTTCTTCGTCTTCAAATGTCTCTCATAATCTACCTTCAACTTTGTAGAATACTGACAGGAGTTACATGTGTAAAATGGCATATTTATATATAAAAATAAGAAAATAAATATTTAAATTGTTTCTCAACGTTATGGTTTTTTATGGTTTTTTATGGTTTTTATGGTTTTTTATGTTTTTTATTTTTAAACACTTAATAATTGTTATGATAAATCATGTAATTTACAAGAAAATAAAATTATGGTTTTTGTTACCGTTATGGTTTTTTATGTAGCATTTTTTGGCCTCTGGACCAACCTTTTTTGGAGGGGGGGGGCGTTTTTTCTTTTTCGTTTGTGAAAAATTTCCAAAATAAAAAATTTTTTCTTTGAAATTTTCATTTTAGAATAGAATTTCGATTTTTTTTGTCTCTTGATTTCAAACATGAACTTGTGGATTTTATCAATTTTGAGTCTTGTGGGTGCCCAGCCGTATATGCAAGAAGCCATTCGCGTGTCTCAGGCCAGCTACTGTGACCAAGTCCATGATTGGACCTGCAGCACATGCGACGATGACGCCACTTTGACAAATGTGATCGAAAATAACGGTGAACGAGCAATTGTAGGTGCTTATACAACAAATGACTTTTTGTTTGTGGCGTTTCGGGGATCCACCAACATTGAAAATTGGATCGACAACGTGCAGTTTTCATTCACTTGTCCTTATGAGTCGCCAAACCTTTGCGTGGAAACTGGATTTTACAAAGTGTATTCATCTATGCAAGAAGCAGTTACACAAAGTTTACTTCACTTGGTGCAGTACTACGGCATCAAACATGTGGTAGTAACAGGTCATTCGCTTGGCGCGGCCATTGCCACGCTTATGGCCTATGATTTGTATATATCAAATACTTTTGACAAAATTATTCTCATCACATTTGGATCTCCCCGAGTAGGCAACGAGGCATTTGTCTATGATATTGCGAACAAATCTATTTCTTCATTGCGAATCACCCATGCCTATGATATTGTACCACATGTACCACAAGAATTTTTGAAATATCTTCACATACCACATGAAATATGGTATCCTGAAGATACAAATGATGTTGTTATTGAATGTAATGACGAGAATATGAAAGAAGATCCTCGTTGTAGCGACTCGTGTGGACCACTTCATTGTACGAGTGTTCAAGACCATTTAAATTACTTGAATGTTTCTATGGGGACTACTGGGGATTGCTGAATCAACCTTTTTTTCCCTTTCCTTTCGTATTTCTTTTTGCTTTCTTCAATAATTGCATAAATTTCTTCATATTTAGCTTTTTCATGATCGTTAAATAAAAGAATAAGTTGATAGCGAATTTTCCATACGTAATAGGCGTGATATAATCACGATGTTTTCGCTGACATGGACAATGCTGATCTTTCATCATGCGAAAGAACTTCAAAAGCACAATATCAAAAATAAAAGAAAGCCCGTATCCTAAACTAATTACGATTAATGTAAACAAATACATTTCTTGATTTCCACCCATTTGTTGACGACATAATTTTGCAAAATAGTGAAAATTGAAAAATAAAAACAACAATGAAGTGCCAAATAAGAATTTGAATTCTGGCTTTTGTTTAAAGGTTTCTAGTTTTTCACACGTGCATGAATTTTCATAAAGTTTGTAAAACACGTATACGACATAAGCATAGTATACCAAAAATAAGAAATGAATAAGTAAACTAAGTTTCATTATATACTTTATAGATTTATTTTTTTATGTATCTGTGGTATACATGCCCACTTATTCCCAGAACTGTATCTATAATTAAAATAGGAACAAAATATAATTCACGCATATATATGAAATAGCTGGCGCTCAAAAACAAAATACCGTGAATAGGTCTTAAATAATCCCACCAAACATTTTGACCAAATGCACCTTTTGTGCGATATTTTGTCAAATAGTGATAAAAACAACCAAGACCTGCAACAAAATAAAAACAAGAAAATAATAAGAATCCGTAAGAATGCGACAAAGATATATACGCCATATAGATCAAAGCGCAACGCACTAGCACGCAAATGATATAATATACACTAATATTCATTATATATTACATTTATTTAAAAACAAATACCTATTTTCTATCATCATATGGTTTCATTTTGGCACAGTTTTTTCATGTGTCTACCAATTTATAACACATGTCGTACATGCAAATATATACATTTTGTTTCACCAACTCAAGCAAAGTGCAAACATTTTATCTATTTGAATGCTCCCTTTATATTGGAAGATCCGAATGACTTTTATTGTGAAAATGATTTATATTTAGATGTGGAAGTTGCACGTATTGATCCAGCACTTTGCGGTAGAAATGCCACCATGTATGAACGCCGATTGAAATGATACATTTTAATCGTATACGTCTATAGAATCGCAAAAATCTTGGGCGTTTATTGCCTTGTCATCCACCCACACGTCGTAATGAGGTTTACCCATATTGATGGAATCATATTTCACATTCCACGATTCCAATTGTTGCACCGTGAATTTGTCCCAGTCTTTACCGGACAATGCACCACGTGCCGTCCAATAATGCACTTCAAATCCTTTTACGTATAAATTATTAAATATATCAATATTTTCAAAATTTGGTTTGCTTTTATTATATTCGCTGTTGGTTTTGGAACAAATGGTTCCATCAATGTCAATAATGTAACGTTTTCGTGGTATATCGGTAGGCTCCCGATAGGTGTACGCAACTTGGCGAAAACCATTACGATTTTGTAGAAAGGCACTACAAAATGGTAGATATAGAGAGACAAAAAAAAAGAGTTTCATAAGTCCTTTTATAATGATGCAAAAAGTATTTAAATTGTAAATATTTAAACTATATTTTTCCTGTATAAAATCATATCGTGGCAACCAAGTGTTACCATATAGTCATTCTCGTGATACCAATGACCGTCGATCAGCCAATACTTCCAGTGGTCGCTTGACCAAAGTGCACGTGCGCTTGGACTCACGCCGGTGGGTACCATATATCTGTGTCTCTTTAAGCTCCGCTTCATGGCAACAGAACCACTTTTCGGTAGTTCATGTACAATATCCTTCATTTTCTTGTATCCGCGCGGAAGCCAATAGTCCTGGATCAGTATACTTACATCATGGGGTAAACCTTGAATATTCAACATCATGATTTATATTTTAATATATATTAAAACTATTTCAATTTGTTTTCTTTTATTTTTTGTAACTTTTAAATTACATCTTTATCAAACCTCAAAGTATTTAAATTCAAATCACACACAACTAAAATTGAAATAAGATATATCTATTTAAGCGTATAGCAACTTGTTTGCTATACAGAATGTCAGCAATAGACTTATCTTTACTGAAGCCACTTGTATTACCGAATGAAGATCAACTATCTTATTATAGTCATTTAATTTCTACACTAAATGAATCCCATATAAATGAAATAGAAAAACAAAATATCATAGATCTATTGAAACTCACATTGGAATCTAAACAATGCAACGAACCTTATGAAGTACTGTTATCTAAAGCTTTGGGTGTACAAAATAATCCAGGAAAGCATGGTTTTGATGGAACAAGTGAAGATAAGATGCAAGAATATGAATATAAACCTACTAAAAATAAAACAGGTGGAACGATCAACGATGATACGATTTGTAAAATTGAAAAATGTGAACAACTGATAGCAGAAGGCAAACAAGGGTGGTTAGTTCTTGCGTTTATCAACACAACGACGTATAGTTTTGACGCAATCTATAAATTCCATTTGGAGATTTATAATGAAGATCGGAGGAAATATGTCATGAGCAATATGGCAAAAAATCAAACAAAAGATAAACAAACGAGATCAACATATAGTATTAGTTTGTCCAAATCCATAAAATTAACAAAGGAATTCAACAAGCCTTATTATGTATGGAAATCCAAATGATCTTCTTTCACAAACACAAATGTGCTTTCCTTGCTTTTTCGCGCATTTCCTTCTTCATCTTTCAACCCAGGTCTCAAACAATTTCCAATATAAAATTCTCGTTCTATTTTTACCCACCCTTTTTCAAGATGGAGCGCCACAATATCATCGTACAAGAAATATGATTTATCGGTTTTGAAATTTTTTACGCTCCAACAGCTATATCCGTGATCTTCCAAATGATCCAGCACCCCAAACACAACCGGTTTCAAGAAGTGAGCAACCCAATTTTCATAAGTGCCATATTGGTGTGACTGGGTTTCTTCATTGCTATAGATTTCTAGATTGTAATACGGTGGGGAAGTCAAGGCCAAGTCAAATTTTCCCTTTAACTGGGGTAGTACTGCTTCCGCAACATCATGATACAAAGTGACTTGATCATCCAAATGTAGCTCTTCTTTTATTTTTGTCAACCCATCAAATGTTTTTTTACATGGCTCAATGCCCGTATAGTGCACGCCATCCAAACAAGCGCTCCCCAACATGCGACCGCCCCATCCAACGCATACGTCCAATACGCGTTTGGCTCCCAATGAGTCCACAATCCGTTTTGTCAGCAAAGGACGATATATGGTGACCTTGGAGGTTCCCGCCGCAAAACCCAATTGGCGTATGATCTCGCTCACATAAGGTGTTGAATGCGTTTTCCGATTGATTCGCAACACTTTCTCTATATATTCTTTTGTCCATGACTCTATTATGCTGGTTCCTTTATGACTTTTGACTTCATAGATATGGGGCATGTGTTGCTTAATCACGCACAACCCAACCACACTTGTGGAGCTAATATAGTCTGTTTGTATTTCTTTTTTCTTTAATGCATTAAAATCGGTATGACTATCTTTGAGATTTTGGTTGTAGTCGTGAAGAATGGCATCAAACCCATATGCATACAAATCATTCACAAGTTGAGGTAAAATATATTCAAATACTTTATCGTCCATATTGTTATTGAGTTTTTGAATGTTTAAATAGGAATAGATTCGTTCTTGAATAGCATGCGCCATATGATAATATGATTTAAAATGATTATTTAAATCAATTTTATTT